ACTTCGAACCGGGTGCAGCGGGTGAAGGGGGGCAAGCCGTACTCAGCGAGCAACTGGTTATAGACCGCAATGCACTGGTCGAGCGTCTCGAATCCCCACAGGTTGTCATGGCGGTTCAAGCGCGACGGATTGCCGTCTACGGTGACGCGGCGCCCGCTGATCTGTATCGAAACCTTGGAACTGTGGCTGCCTTCATGCTGGAACCATGGGGTTCTACTGCTGAGGACTTCGCCGGTCAGCGTGTCGATTGTCTTGGTGACGATATCGGAAACGTCAGGTAGATCCTGATCGTGTTCCTGCGTCACTTTGAGCCAGTCAAAAAACATGCCGAGTTCCTTCTTGTAAACATGTAAACATGTTCAGATGGGGCGGATTGTCTACGTGTTAACATGTCGCGTCAATCCCTTCCCGTGGGTTGGATCCACATCAACAGACGAATGGTTACCCGAGGTGTCACAACATGAGCAAATTGCTCCGATTGTCCGAAAGCGAGCAGGAAGCGGCGCGATTAAAAGCCATAGAAATCAACAAGTTACTGATAAAGCGCGGCCTGCCACCGCTGAAAGATAGCGAGCTATTGCACAAAATCCTTGAGCTTTCAATCAGTTACGCAAAGCTCAGTCCCGAAGGCGTGCTTTTTTTGGACGTCTGCGATGCTGAGACTGCAATCAGTTGCAGTAAAGTGGGGGTGTAACCGCACCCCCACCCGGTGGCCCTCGAAAAGCGCGCTAGAGAATTTGAATTGCCATGACCTGTCCGGCGATGGTGCTGGACGTCATGGGACCGCGCAGGCTGCGCGAACGATCGGTGTGAACGCAGTTGGTTGAACAATGCGCGGTCGGGCTGTGATGCGCTCACAGAGGCTGTGGACGCGAAGAGAAACCCCAGTGATTTGGCGATCGCTGGGGTTTTTTGTTGGGCGTGATACCGGCCGGCTTTGCCGGGTACCGGCGCGGATGTTTCTCCGCCTGGCATTTGATGTGAGTGGCGCCTAATGGCCTACGGCCTACCGGTGCGGGCGTCTTTCGTGTGAAGAAATACAGGCGCTGTTTCGGCTACTACCGTGAAAGGTTGGCCCTGATGCCGAGGAACTGCCTGTGGTGCTGGAGAAGACTCAGGAACGGTCGACTTGTTGTTGACGGCTTGTTGTTGGCCCTGCTGGTGACGTCCGGACAGCCAAGGGTCAAAACTGCCATGTCGGACGAACACCAGACAGGCGCTCATGGGCACATCGACAGGTGTGGCCTGCTGCGTGTAGCAATCACAGGTGCCGCGACTTTCCGAACTCATGCAAGCGGCCACACGGGGGAAATCGGTGGGTGTCGTCAACTGGTCGTAGACCGGTGCCGTGTACGGCTGGCCGCTGATCCGTGGCTTGACAGACTCTGCCGTCCACACAGGTTTTCCCTGAGTCGAAGTCACCAATCCATCAGGGATCGGAGAGGTCGACGCGTGCGTCACCGCTTGTTGGGTGACCGGATCTGGTACCGGTTCTTCCTTGTGCATCATGCGCATGGTGAAGCGGATCGCCATGCCGATGCAGACCACAGCGACAAGGGCAGCAAGCGCCAAGATGATGATGGATTTCATCGGCAACCGGCGACTGTGCGTGTCCAACACCGTCGAGGTGTACATCTCGAAAACCTTGGGGTTGGTCTTCACGAAGGAACTCTGCCCGGTGTTGCGAGCAGCCTTCGAAGCCGGGTCAGTTTGGACGGATTCCCATGAGTACCGGACGATCCGTTTGGTGTTGTACGGGCGGTGATAATTGACGTGCGGCTGTACCAGTTTGCGGGCGAACGGATGGAGCAGACCGGGCGCCTGAGTGAGGAAAATGAGGTCTTTGCCGGAGTGCCGATGTATCGACAGATCCTTGACCCAATCGGGCGGATTGGTGCCGAGTTCGGTACCGCAGTAACGCTGAACTTCGTCACAGAGAATCACCGACCCTTCTGGCAGGTCGCGCCACTGGTCGATGTGGTCGAGCGGCTGAACACCGTGATTCGTCGGGATGAAACCCTTGATCGGAGTGGCGTACTTTGGACGCCCTTCATAGTCCTTGTTGTGGAGAAAGTCCCAGAGTTCATTGGAGGTTTTGCCTGCGCCGGGCAGGCCAGTTACGAGCTTAAGCATCACCCTTACTCCCTGCTTTTTGGAACGCTGCTTTGGCGACCTTCATGCCGATCGCCATGGCGTAGGCTGCGAAGATCACAGAGACGGCATCGAACACACCGGCGAACTGAAAGAAGTTCACGGCGTCAGCGGGCATGCCGTTCAGGTTCTGCATCACCCGGCCTTGCAGGTAGTTGAAAATCGGGTTCAGGACAGTTGCAGATATCGCCACCGTTCCGCCGACAGCCAGGAGGCGCGGCAGGATCCATCCAGCTACTGCAGTAAGCGCGGCAATCAAGACTTGGAACATGGTCAAACCTCCTTCGAAACGATGCGTGCGGCAAACAGGTAAGCACCCGCGAGCAGGACGAGACGCACCCAGCTGATCGAGTCGCAGGCTTTGGAAAACTCAAGGTTGATGGCCGAGAAATGGCCGAAGCTGATCTGCTTGTCTGGCAAGCACTTGCCCGCAGATCCGGTACCGCCAGTGCTGGCCTGAAACTGACCGAGAAGGCTGTTCACCTGCTGATCCATCTGGGCTTGGTGAGCATCGAGGTCGGCATATGCCGCGTCGGTTTTCGCCTTGGCTGCGGCCTTCTGTTCAGCCGTGGCGTCAGCCATCATTTTGCAAGTGTCGATGTGCTGCTGCTTGAGGATCGCGCACAGGAACGGGTCACCATCACAAGGTGGTGGAGCCGCGCAATCATCAGTGGTTGATGCGGTGCCGTCTCCGCCCTCACCGTCGCCATTGCCACCGTTGCCGGTGCCGGTTGTTGGCTTGCCAGTGCCTGCCCCGGTATTGGTCTCCAAACCACCGCCGTTGTTGTTGCAGGTGCCTTTGCAGGACGAATCCGTGGTGGTGGTGCCGTTGGGCTTCGTCGTGGTGTGGCTGGTCGTGGTGGACGTCTGAGTGGTGCAGGTGTTGACGTCAGTGCAAACCTTGTTGGTCGAGTCCTTGACCGTCGTGACCTTCACAGAGCCATCCGATAGCGTCTCGGAGGTCGCTGTGATGTTCGTGGTGATACCGTTCGAATACGGCTGTTTGGTGATGCACTTGTAAGCGCCGTTGACGGTGCCGCACTGCTGAGATCCGTCCTGCTTGGTTTCCTTGGTGGCTGTGCAGCTGGAGCCACCGCCACCAGTACCGGTCGGCACGCACGGTTGATCCTGAGTTTTGACCTCGGGTTCTTGAGGATCGCAAGTGCCATTTGGGCAGAGAGCATCGACCAATTTGGTTCCGGTGGAACTGCCCTTACCAGTAAGTTTGCCGATTACACTGCAAGTAGCAGTGCCATCAATACCGACCTTGCAACTTGAAGTTGATACGGTCGCGACAATGCATTTAAGTCCATCCATTGCGAAAGTCGGAGGTGCACTGGCAACGCCGCCAGTTACTGTTCCGGCAACTTCGTAAGCTGTTCCCGTGTTTGCAGGATTCGCGTCTGCAATGCCTTTCATATAACTGCAAGGCGCATCACCTTCGGAACTTGCGAAGTTAACGCACTTGTTAACAGTATCATCGAAGATCATCGGGTTACTTGCAGTGCCGCCTGTTTGATCCGGGCATTTTTCGCCGGGTTGCAAATGAGGTTGGATATTGCAAGTACCTGTCACCGGGTTAAATGGATCGGTTCCAGCGGGGCAAGCATTACCGCCGCGACCAATACTAACGCGAACACCCTTTATCGGAGCAGGGCCACTAGCACCACTTGGATCGGTGTAATACAACTGACAGTTTGCCGAGCGTCCATCGTTGTATATTTCAGGCGGATCACTGTGGTCATATATCTGAGTTGTGCTTTGTGCGTATTGACCACGGCCACCGCTATCGCAGGCGGCGTCAGGGGTTGGGTACTTTGAAACGCCGTCCCAAGTCCAATAGTAGTCTTCTGCGAAACTATGAGAAGCAAACAACAAGCAGCCGAACAGGACTGCCGTTTTAACGCGAGTTAGTAGGCCCACGGCTGCATACTCTGAGTAGAAATCGGAGGTTGCGAGTCGGTGACGGGGAGCCTCATGCTTCGGCTCTCCCTTACACCGCCTCTTTCTGATGTAAAAACGCCCCGGTGGTGAGCCAGGGCGTTACTGTCCCGCTTTGGCGTGCAGCCCTGTTTAGAACGCCTGACGGATGTACTTGAAGGTTTTGATCACGACGACCACACCCAGAACAGCGGTACCGACAGCAGCTGCTGTGGTACCGGCGTCAGTCAGCGAGGAGATGATCGGCGCCGGGTCAACAGCGGTACCAGCAGCTTGCGAAAGACCAGCAACAGCGGTCAGGCCAGTGGCAACAGCGATTTTGAGGGTTTTGGACACTTTCATTTTTTGTTACTCCAGTAGTTGGCAGAATTGCCGGTTGTTACAGCTCTATTGCTTTCTTAATGAGCCAAACAATCAGGACGATTACAACTAACCCGATGATGGCACCAAAAAGTTCGTCGTATTGCTCCTTTGTATATCCCCCGGTTTGAAAAACATCGGGGGATACAGCAGTCCAAGCGCAGTCAGTTGGATTGCCGCCGTCAGTTGCAGGTGGCGTGTTACAAAGCAACGTCCAAACTTGACCAGCCATGATTTACGCCGCCGTTGACTTAGGAACTTGCGTCATGCGGCGACCTTGGCGCGGGTCAACTTCGAAGACGAGACGACCATCGCGAACGTCCGCGATTACATCGCACTCGTACATACCCGGCTGTGGAACTTCGGTTGGGCCTTGAGCGTAAAAATCTGCCTTCTGCGGATAAGGAATATTTGGCAGATGGCAATAGCCCTGAAACATCGTATAAGGCTTACCGCTCTTTTGAGCAGTGCCGGAACGCTGAATACCGGTTACTTCAACGCGAATAACCATTGCAGGTGCATTAGACATGGTAGTGCCTCACTCTTGATAAGAAGTTGGGTGTTATCCCGATTTTATTTAGGCTTAATAGCCCATCCACTCAGCAACGGAAACAGTGCCGTGCGACTGATAGTCGATACTCCACATTTTTTCCGGTTTAACGCCTTGCTCTTTCAGCTGGTCAACTTTCTTCAGAGTTTCTTCCACGGACAAGGTAAGTACCGGGTTAAGGAATGCGGCTTTGCACCGTTCCTGAAACTCTAAAGTGCGCCGTTGACCAGCGCTTAAATTTGTTCCTTGTAAACTATGCCTTTTCATCCTCTCCGCCTTCCCGGTCAAGGGCGTAGGCAACGGTGAACATCAGGACGCCGATCAAAAGGACGCCCAGGCCGAACCACTGAGTAACGTCCATCAGGCTGCAATCCGGAGATGGCTAGGCCGCTTGTACCAGCTCGGAGGCGCGATGTTCTTGACGGGGTTGATTTCTTTCATCTCCCGGATGAAAACCGTGCTGCAAAGCGTCAGGTCAGGCGCGTTGCGAATGTTGATACCGATCCGGTTCAACCGTGCCGCGTGGGTGTTATACGAGCGCTCAGACATGGCAAGTTCCTGCCCGTGCATCCACATAATGGCGTAGGACGCGGTGAGGTTCGCGGCGCGTTGAGTCTCTACGACGCCTTCAGCCAACAATTGACCTGCAATGCTTACGATATCCATCTTCGTCACCTTTAGGCGCTGATCGACGCCGACGAACTCTTCATGAAGTTTTCGATAATTGGCCTCATCAAAGAGACCGTAAAAACACAGCTTTTCACGGCTTAAAAATTCGCTTTTCAGCTCTTGTTCCAACCGGACGATTCCGGTCTCTACAGCGTAGTTGCACAGCTCTTGCGCGTACTTGAATTCGGGCGAGCCTTCGCCATATGCGCGCTTGACCTTGGGCAAGTGTTTGGACTGGATTTCAAAACCCTTGTCGTAGGCTTTTCGATACTGGAGGCGTGCGCCTTTGCCACTGCCTGATGTAGTCCAGTCAACAGATTTACCGTTCGGAAAAAGACGACCGATGGAATGGCCGAGCCGCTGGGACGCGAGACCGCGCAGGTAGGGCGTTTCGTTGCCCTTGCCGACTGAAATGTTGGTAGTCAGGTCAACCCGTTGTATAACAGCGCCGTCCGTCCAGAGTTGAGAGCTTTTCGCACCTGATTCACCTTGGCGCACTTCGAACCGGGTGCAGCGGGTGAAGGGGGGCAAGCCGTACTCAGCGAGCAACTGGTTATAGACCGCAATGCACTGGTCGAGCGTCTCGAATCCCCACAGGTTGTCATGGCGGTTCAAGCGCGACG